GCAGCAGATGCAGTCCTACTTCCAATGCTATGGGCTCCTAAATGGTTTTCAGTAGCGCACAGCAACGTTCCAGCTATAGGAACTTTATATTTTAATGAATCTGTTTATGACACTTTTTATGTAGGTCAAAGCGTAACTATTGCTAATTCTGGATCGTCATATGCGGGCACTAAGACGATCACAGCAGTAGGCGATTATTCAATAAGTGTGGCAACCAACCACACAGGCACTCAGGCTTACCATCCTATTTTCCCTTATGGCACAGTTTCTACAACGACTTACACAGACTGGACAACAGACACAGCAGTGCAAAATGCAGCTCTTATGATATCTGTTGACATCTGGCAAGCACGAACCGCAAGTTTAAGCGGTTCTAATGCTGTCGATTTCCAGCCAAGCCCTTATCGAATGAGCGCACAGCTTCTCGCTAAGGTGCGAGGATTGATTGCACACGCACTTGACCCACGCTCAATGGTCGGCTAATGCCTGTTCCAATTACCACTCTTAGAACTACTTTAGCTACAGCGTTAGTAGATAATACAAAGTATCAAGTTTTTGCTTTTCCGCCTGCGCAAATTCTTGCCAATTCTGTGATTGTAAGTCCTTCAGATGAATACATTGTTCCAACAAATAACCAGCACATAGGCATTAGTCCAATGGCTAACTTTCGCTTGATAATCACGACCGCCTTATTCGACAACGAAGGCAATTTGAATGGCATAGAAGATTTTGTTTGTGCCGTGTTTAAGAAGCTATCTACATCAGCCTTAACATATAATGTAAGCGCAGTAAGCGCACCAAGTATTCTCAATGTGGCATCAGGTGAACTTTTGTCGTGTGAGATGTCCGTATCAATCCTTACGAGTTGGGAATAACCATGTCCGATTGGGAAAAAGAGAACGAAGCCTTTCTGATTAAAATCGGACAGGTTGCACCATCAACACCAAAGCCAGCATCTACTAAGAAAGACGAGGAATAACCTAAATGGCTGTATTTCTAAACAACAAAGTCGGGGTCAAGGTTAATTCTGTTGATCTCAGTGATCACGTACAATCAGTAACTTTAAACCGCACATTTGACGAACTGAGTGTCGTTGCAATGGGCGATAGCAGTGCAAAGGCAGTTAAAGGTTTAGAAACATCTTCTATTACTATTGATTTTCTAAATGACACAGCAGCAGGTAACGTTCTTCCAACATTGCAAGCAGCATATGGAACAACTGTAACTGTAGTATTGCTACAGGACAAGGCTGCGGCTGTCTCAGCAACAAATCCTTTGTACACGATGAGTTGCTTAGTCAACAATCTCACCGATATTAACGGTGCAGTTGGCGATATTTCAATGCAGTCAGTTACATGGAACTGTAACTCAACAGTTGCAGTAGCCACAACAGGTACTTTCTAAACAACTAACTAAGGGGCAAATCATGGCAAGACTGAAGATTGTTCGACAAGATGGAAGCGTATTAGAAGGCGAGATTACTCCAGCAGTGGAGTACGCATTTGAACAGTATGCTAAAAAGGGTTTCCACCAAGCTTTCAGAGTTGATGAAAAGCAATCTGATGTCTATTGGTTGAGTTGGGAAATTACTCGCAGGTCAGGTGAAACTGTAAAGCCTTTTGGATTGGAGTTTATCGAAACGCTAAAAAGCGTAGAAGTGTTGGACTCTGACCCTTTAGCATAAAGCGAGATCTGCCTTTCACCTACCTAATAGCTCGTCTCAGTATTAGGTTGCAGATCCCGCCACAATATTTATTAGAGTTAGACAGAGTAATGCTAAATGCGTTACTGCAAGGTCTAAGCGATGAAGCGAAGGAGATTAAAGATGCCAACAGAAGTCGTGGGCGTGGTCGCACTTCGTAGAGCTTTAACTGCTTATGCTCCAGACCTAGCAAAAGAATTAACTAAGGAATTAGGCAAAGTTCTTAAGCCAGTAGTTAATGAAGCTCGTTCATTTGTGCCACCTACATCTCCGATGAGTGGATGGCAACCTAGAGCATTTTCTGAAGCAGCATTTCCTATGTATGACTCAGGCGTAATTCGTAGAGGTATTATTTACAAAACTACACCTTCGCAACCCAATCGCAATGGCTTTGTTAATACAATAAGAATCCAAAACAAAAGCATGATTGGTGCTATCTATGAAACTGCTGGCCGCAAGAATGGTCAGGGTCAGGATTGGGTAGGGCCAAAAGCAGGCGGTGCAAGTAAGGGTGTATCTAGATCAGTTAATCGTTATGCTGGCAATCAGTTTATTTCTAATCTTGGTCAGCTCTACGGCCCTAACAAAAAGGGAGACCATCGCATGATGGGTCGTTTAATCTTTAGAGCGTGGGCTAAGACTCAAGGTAAAGCTAACGCTTCTGTGTTTAAGGCTATTGAAAACACAACTGCACAGTTCAATAGAAGAACAGAGATAGTAGATGTGAGGAGAGCCGCATTAGCAATGTAGCCATCAATATTGCCGCGGAGTTCACAGGCAAAAAGGCTTTTAAGCAAGCCGAAACAGCGACACAGAAATTAACTGGTAATGTCAAGAAGTTAGCAGGTGCAGTCGGTATTGCTTTTGGAGCAAACGCAATCCTTGCCTACAGCAAAGCATCTGTTAAAGCCTTTGCTCAAGATGAAGCAGCCGCGCTAAGACTCAACAGAGCTGTAGAGAATCTAGGCATTGGCTTTGCTAACCCTCAAATCGCTGACTACATAGCCAATCTTGAAAAGTCTGCTGCGATTGCCGATGATGTTTTGCGTCCAGCGTTTCAGGGTCTATTGACCACGACAGGCTCATTGGCTCAGTCTCAAAAACTTCTTAACGATGCAATCACAATCAGCCGAGCATCTGGCGTTGATCTTGCTACAGTCACAGAGGATTTAGGCAAAGGCTATGTTGGAATTACTCGTGGTCTAGGAAAATACAACACAGGTTTGACCAGAGCAGAACTAAACACTAAAAGCTTTTCAGAGATTTTAGGCATCGTACTTTCTAGATCAGCAGGTGCAGCAGAAGATTACTTAACTACTACTTCCTATAAGATGGAAGTTTTAAGCATAGCCACAGGCAACGCATCAGAGATTATTGGCGAAGGTTTGATTGATGCCCTAGCGCGTGTTGGTGGCGGTACAGAAGCCAGCGATGCAGCAAAGGCTATCGAGACTTTAGCTAAGGCATTTAACTTTGTGACGCTATCTACAGGCACAGCAGTAGGCGGATTGACTAGCGTGTTAAGAAACCTTAAAAACTTACCCAAAGATATTTTTATTGGATTTGCTGGAAAGCAAGCAGGTGTCAATTTTGTAGCTCCAAAGAAGGTTGATCCTGTAGTAAGTCTTAGCGAAAAGAAACAACAGCAAGCCTTAGCAGCACTAGAGATTGCAGCGCTTAAGCGTCAAAAAGAATTAAATGCTCTGAAGAACAAACAATTAGAGACACAGAGAAAATTAGCCGCGGACAAGAAGAAGCAAGACACATTGGACAAAGCTGCTTTAGTTCTTGCTCAAGGCAAAAAGGTATTTGACGAAGAAGGCATCCAGTTAGCTGCTGCCGCACAGGGCAAGCTAACTGAAGAAGAACGAGTCAGGATTGCATTAAAGAAAGATATCTACGATTTAGAAGCAGCAATAAATGAAGAAAACATAACTGCCGCTGCTCGCCTTTCTACCAGCATGGTTGCCAATGCTCAAAAGTTATCAGCACTTCGGGGCGACATGGTTAGTCTAGGTTCCGTACCTAACCCATTTGAAGAATGGTTATCTACTTTGCAGCAGATGTCAAGAGAATTAGCTGCTTTGGCTAATTTTAAGTTACCAGTAGGTATTCCATTGAATTTTCAGGCTTTTGAAGCAAAAGGTAAAAACGCTTATGAAGGTTTTGGTAGCGGTATGAGTGATTTAGGTTTAGGAAACTATGGCGGTTTAGCTGGCGCTGGCGTATATGGTGGTGGCGGTGCGCCAGTTCAAAACATTAGCGTTGTTGTACAGGGATCAATATCCACAGAGCGTGACATAGTTGCAGCCATTACTCAAGGTCTTTATGCACAACAAGCTTCGGGAACACCAGTTAGTTACAGTACGGTGTACTAATGGCTTTACCAGCAACCCCGATTGTTAAAATCAACCTGACTGGTGGAGCTTCCTTTGGTGATCCATTTATTTTAGATACATCACAGCTTGATTTTGCTATTTTGGCTGAGCCAAATAC